GCAGGCACGGATCTAGCCAATGCAGTCAAGAATCTGCAATCAGGTTTGGACGAAGCGTTCAAGGCAATGGACGATGTAAACAACAAACTGAATGAAGTCATCAATCAGGCAGCAGGAATGCAACAGCAGGCTATTGATTTCATTCGCAAGTACAGCGATATCAGTTCCCTTATGAATCTGGTCAACCAAGCCAGCACCGATCCGTGCTTTAAACTCGGCGGCACAATGAACGCAAATCTGATCAGTCCCGAATTCATCAGTACTGTTGAGGGTGCTGGATTGGGCGGTGTGGGTGGAGGCACAAGCACACGATGACCGGAATAACCGAATATTTGAATACTGCCAAAGACCACCTGCAATCCATCGGTGAAGCCGTGGGCGTTTTTCTTGTTGGCTTGGGCTTGGGAATCGCAGGCGTGATTCGCAAGAAGAATATTTCAATCAGAACCATAAAAGCCAAAGAGCAAAAGTTTGTGCATCGGCACAGTCAGATACACGAACTGCTTACCGAACTGCGTGTCACGATTCGCGCTTCTCGTTGCCTTGTGTTTCAGTTTCACAACGGCGGCTCGTTTGCAGACGGCACCTCCATCAAGCGGTTCTCCGTGACCCACGAATCGTGTATAGGTGGAGTCACAAGCATGATTCTGGAATCACAGGATGTGCTGCTTACGCGGTATGTGGACATTATTCGGGTCATGGACGAGTCTGCTAGCAAGATTATTTCAGTAAGCAGTCTTCCGCCCTCTGCATTTCGTTCTGGACTTGAGATAAATAGCGTAGATTACTTTAGTATTACTCCTTTGCGATGTTTGGACGGGTTGACTCCTCTTGGTTTTGTGTGCTGCCACTGGTGTTCGGCGGAACAGTTGGATGATATTGAGGCAGAAGGCATATCGCAGGCAAACTTGGAACGGGTAATATCCGATAGCGTCTACAACATAAACACCCACATATCGTACAAAGCAGAAACCAAGTAATGGCATTACGAATCAACAGCAACAGCACCAAGCCGGTATTTTCGGATATAGATCCGAACTTTACCCGTAATCCAAAGACCAACGACCTGTTGACTCTTCGGGACGACGCGGCTATACGGCAGTCGCTGCGGAATCTGATGGCTACTGCTTTCGGTGAGCGGCTGTTTCAACCAACTATTGGCGGATCACTTCGTGCCCTGCTGTTTGAACCCATTGACGCAATCACCACAATGGAGATTCGGGATCGCATTCTGCTCACGCTGAACCGACACGAACCGCGTGTTGGAAATGTGTTTGTTGATGTGATTGCAGATCCCGATGAAAATCAATACACCGTCAATGTGGAATATTCTGTGTTGGGAATAGGTAAAACAGACAAGATAACGGTTGTGCTAGAAAGGGTACGCTGATGGCTAACACAAACAGTTTCAACATAATTGGACTTGACTTTGATGAGGCAAAGGCATCACTTCAAGCCTTTCTGCAATCGCAGGATACCCTTAAAGACTACAACTTTGATGGATCGGTGCTGTCCACGGTGTTGGATGTGTTGGCGTATAACACCCACTATCAAGCCTTCTACGCCAACATGGTGGCTAACGAAATGTTCTTGGACAGCGCAGTGCTGCGTCCGTCCGTGGTTTCTCACGCCAAGACTCTTGGGTATGTTCCCACTTCTCGCCGTGCAGCCAAGGCAGTGCTTACTGTAGCCACATCAGGTGCTTCTGAAAGCACTTACTTGGCGCGTGGCTCGGAGTTCGTGGGAACCGATCTTGCAGGAACTCAGTACCGATTCGTGCTACTTGATACGGTGTACGCAGACTTGACCACACCAGAAGGTTTCAAGAACATTGAAGTGTACGAAGGCACACTGCGCCGCATGAGTTATGCATATGATCCCAACAAGAAGACTGCATCCGTGCTGCTTATTCCCAACGACAAGATAGACACAAGCACCATCAAGGTGCGAGTGAAGACATCCGCTACAGACAGCACAGGAATCAGTGAGGTGTGGACTTATTCTGATTCGTATATTGACCTTACTCCCACTTCCAAGGTGTTCTTCCTGCAAGAGCGGGAATCGGGAATGTACGAACTGTTCTTTGGTGACGATTTCCTTGGACAGCAGCCAGAAGCCGGAAACATCGTGGTGGTTGAGTATTTGGAGACAAACGGCGATGCTGCCAATGCAATCAGCCGATTCACCAGTTCCATCGGTGGATTAGGTGCAATCACGGTTGTCAGCCCGTCTTCGGGCGGAACACTGGAGGAAAGCGTAGCCAAAATCAAGTTCTTGGCTCCCCGATTCTATCAGTCGCAGTCCCGTGCAGTCACGGAAGACGATTACAGTGCTGCCGTGCTGAAGGACTATCCTGCTGCGGATTCTGTGTATGTGTACGGTGGTGAAACAGTGAATCCCCCACAATACGGCAAGGTGTTTATTGCGGTGAAGCCACGCACAGGAACCGCCCTGACACGAGAAGAAAAAACAAGTCTTTCCAAAACCCTGCGCGAAAACCGTTCTGTGGTCACGGTGACTCCTGAGATTGTTGATCCTGATTACATTGATATTGTGGTGGACTCTTTGGTGACATACGATCCTGCGGCTAGCGCAGTGGGAACGGGAACGCTCAAGGCTTTGGTCATAGCGTACATCTACACTTATTCAGCAAGTCTGCTTGAGAACTTTGGGTCAAACTTCTATCTGTCTAAACTCACCCAAGGCATCAACACCCTCAGCAGCGCAATTCTTGGAAATCAGACAAGCATCAGTCTTCGCAAGACCACCAATTTGAGCAAACTAGTGAACTCCAAGGGATTGGCACTGGATTTCAAGAATCCGCTCTACCATCCGCATGACGGGCACTCTAGTGTGGTGTCAACCACTGCGTTCTCTCACTACGATAAAGACGGTACGCTTATAACCAATGCCACTGCTGCTGATGACGGTTACGGAAACCTGAATTTGATTACTACCGATGCAGACGGAGTGCAGACTGTGGTGTACTCAAATATGGGCTTGGTTGACTACACCAACGGAACCGTGAAATTCAGCACCAAGTTCAATCCCAATCCCACAACCACCACTGCATCGCCCCTTTTCACCGTGACAGTCAAGCCGCAGAACACCGATGTGTTTGTTTTTGAGAACAACATTCTTCGTGTCAGCAGAGGTTACGCTGACTCCGTGAGTGTGTCTCTGCAATCACAAACCAATCGCAAGCAGAACCTGAAGGCGTAATATGGCTGCGGTAAACAACATTGTCCTTACCACCGAAGCGGAAGCACTTGAAAAGATTCTGTCGCCTTTCATACGGGAGCAGTTTCCGTCTTTCGTGCAGACCGACTATCGCAAATTGGTGTTGTTTATCAAAGCGTATTACGAATGGATGGAGCAAAAGGGAAATCCTGGATATGTGTTGAGCAAACTAGACACTATATGGGATTCTGATCGCAGTCTAGATGAGTTCTATTCGCATTTCAAGAACACTTACTTGCTGTCCTTTCCTGAACTGTTTGCCGTGAATGCAGACGGTAAGACCCCGAACAAGAATCTACTACTGAAAAAGATTCGTGACTTCTATGGCAACAAAGGCACGGAAAGCGCGTACAAATTCCTGTTCCGCCTGCTATACGATTCTGACTTGGAATTCTATTATCCGAAGAACGACATTCTCAAAGCATCCGATGGCGTGTGGGTAGAGCCGCGTTCCGTGAAGACAACCAGTGCGAACGGCAGCGATTTGTTTGGCGGCAAAAACGGACAATTGGTGCAGTACAACGGATCGGTGCTTGTTGCAAGCGCGTTCATTGATGGCGTGGTGCAGTATTCATTCAATGGACTGCCTGTCACCGAATTCTTCATAACCGATATCAACGGAGAATTTCTGCCCAATCTGGAAGTGCGAATTCAGAAAGACAGCAGCGAGTGGAGAGAAGTTGCGTATTCGGTGCTTGGAGATTTCTTTGTTCAGTTGGGCGGAAGCGGATATCGCGTTGGTGATGCGGTAACCGTGACATCCGATGGAGTCGGATTCTCTGCAAAGGTGGAACAGACGGGGCTTGCGGGCAGTATCAAGCGAATCGGAATTTCAAATTCTGGATTCAACTACACAGGTGATGTGTTGGTAAACATCTTTAGTGAAACTGGTGTGCAGAGTGCAGCGGTTATTGCAAAGAAAACCGCTGTTACAAACTACCCGGGATACTTTTCAGGCAATCGCGGAAAACTGTCGTCCAACAAAAAGATACAGGACGGACACTACTACCAAGAGTTTTCTTATGAATTGAAGTCTGATGTTTCCATAGACACATACTTCAGTGTTCTCAAGAGCATTGTCCACCCTGCTGGTATGCGGATATTTGGTTCTATTCTTGTAAAGAAGTCATTGGACAACACGCTGACTAGTTCCGATCAAGGCACATTCTTTGAGATTCCTGTTGTGGGAAGATACACCCCCTATCAGTTTGGGACAACACTGGATCTTCGTGCAAATGGAGTGACGACAAGTGGATACTGGCTTGGAGCCACAGGCGACCTGTATCCGATTGGCTATAATCCGTATATTGGAACTACTTCCGAAATTGGACCAGACGGCAAGACCACATCGGTGGGCACGGTGTTTGTGGGAACATCTCTTGGGTACACCTACTGCTATGTACCTGAAGGCGGTATAACATCGCACAATCCTATTGGTGCGCCACTGGGCAGCACTAGTGCGTGGTTCCGTCAGAAAGAGAATGCGTGGACTCCGCAGGGGCTGAACGGTCTTGTGCTGTGGTTGAAGCCAGAGAACATTGGCGTGTGTGGATCAGTAGTCAACGGCGCAAGCATGGATGTTTGGCGTGATGCTTCTCCGAGTGGAAATGATGCGATTCCACCCACATGGGATCGGTGGACGGATGTGGCTCTGTATGCAGGAGTCACCATTGACAAACTGCGTCCCACACTGGTCATCAACGACAACGGTGTTGTGGGTGCAACAGGTATCGCTTTCAACACGGGAACGCTGTACAGCCCGTGGACAAACTGGACTCAAGGCGGCAAAACACTTGGTGCTGCGGGCATAACATTTGGACCTGGTACTACAGGGGACAAGATCAACACTGCTCGGCACTTCTATCTCAAGAACGGACTCACGCTATCTGCGGACATGGACTTGTTTATTGTGTTCCGTGTAATTGATGGTACAGGCAATTATAATCTTGGATTTGTTAGTTCTCACCGAAAAGCCAGTGATCAGTTCTTTACCAACCGAGAAGATCGCATTATTCACTGCCGTTCGTGGAATGCAAATGATCGGAATCCTGCTAATCAGAACAGTTCTTCTTATGTAATAGACGGAAACCAAAAACGATATTACAACAGTTCTTCTGCTTTCTTGTTCCGTCCGTGGGGATCGTATGATATAACCACCATTCCTGTGGCACAAAGACAAAGCATAGGATACGACCCCCATGTGTCGGGTCCGTCTATGGGTATCATTATTGGTGAAGCAGCACGGGACACTCAAAATACACTATATGCGTGGTATAACGGTGATCGCGCACGAAATTATTCTCCTAGCACGGGTCTGCGTATTGGAGCCGAGACATCTCCATATCTTGCCCTGTCAGAAACTCCTGTGTCTGGAGTCACTGTTGGCATTGGACGATTTGGTGGGTACATAAAAACCACTGCTTCTATTGCCAACACTACGGTAGGTTCTAATGCTTGGGTTTCTGAAGCAACCAGTGATCTCAATTATGGTTTTTACGGAGTACTCAATGAAGTCATCGTGTTCAACCGCAAACTGCAAGAAACCGAACGCCAAGAGGTGTATGGCTATCTGTCGCGCAAGTACAGCATGGACACCAAACTGCCCAACTCGTACACCCGATCACACCCAAGCGCATACTCTGTGGGACTGACCTTCTGGAATATTGAGCATCATCCAAACACCAAGGGTATCACCGGCTTGAGTGCGGGTATTTCGTTTGGCAGCATTGCCTTGCAGAACTTCTTTACCCTTCCGGATCGCATTTACAATTCGGTGGGTGGCAACGATACATACACTGATGTTGGTCTATAAGGGGAAAAACAATGGCTAGTTACCTGAAGGCATCCATTCAACGCTCTTATGCTGAGAGTTTTCTGACCGAACTTGAACGGAACGAAAATCAGTACTTCTTTTTCATTGCCAAGTCCACCGCGTGGACTAATGACAATAGCCCTCCAGTATATACCGACAGTATTAGGGCTGAATACGATGTGATGAACAACATCATCGGGTACAAGAAACTCAATCCCGAGAATGTGATTTTTGCCTTGCCCCGATACGAATGGACGGCTGATACCGTATACGACTCGTATGACGACAACATCAATCTGTTTGATGACAACGATCCCGCTATTTTTTATGTGGTCACAGACGAAAACAACATCTACAAGTGCATCAACAACGGCGGCAGCACAAACAAGTCCACCATCAAGCCAACCCTGACGATCAGTACTCCGTTTAGTCAGGATGATGGGTATACTTGGCAGTATCTTGCCACCGTGAAGGAAGGTAATCTGCCGTATGAACTCACAGACTATGTTCCTATTGAGTTTGCAACTGTAAGCACCGATACCGAAACACAGAATCAGTACAATGTACAGGTGCAGGCTGTGCCGTCATCCATTACTCGGATGGTGGTGACGAATTCATCGGGTGCTGCTTTAGGAAAATACCCGTATACGGTTGTAGGCTCACCTAATACCAATGCTGTACTGCGTGTTGCACAAGTGAATACGGTTCCAAATGATCCTCGTTCCAAGGTGGTTGTTATCTCAGATGATACTTCCAAAAGCAAACTCGTGGACTCTTCACTGTATTCCAATTATGTGGGATACGCTATGCGTGTAGACGGCAGCACCACCGTGGATCGTTCGCAAATCAACAACTACGGAATTATTACAGCAGTACAGGCTGTTGCAAACGCAGTGGAATTCACTGTAACAAGCGACACCATTGACTTTGCACTCACCACTTCATCTGTTAGCGGAGTTACTTCCGTGGAAATTCTGCCGTATATCAAGATTGTGGGAAACGGAACTGGGGCGTATGCTTTCCCCACAATGAACACCGACAATTCTATTTCTAGTATTACGATGGGAAACGGTGGAAGAGACTACTCTAATGTATCGGTACAGGTGTTGAGTGCAAAAACCGCAGGCACAGATCATCCAACAATTCGTGCAATCATTGCTCCAAAGGGCGGTCACGGTAGCAATATTTTGAAAGAACTCAATGTCAAAGATGTGTTGATCATTGTGGAAATCAGTGATGCTGATGCAGAGAACATTCTTGGTGGTGGTTCGTATCGGCAATTCGGAATCGTAAAGAATCCGCTTCTGGCGGACGGATCTGGCATTATTGCAGGTTCGGGCGACTTGTACTACCGAGACATTTCCATTATTAGCGAAAATTCGGTAGACACTTCAATATTTGATGGCGGTGCGGCAAATGTCATTATTGGGACCGAATCGTATTCTTCTGCAAAGGTGATTGCGGTGAGGTCTGGCAGCGGCAGCAGCCTTGTAACCCTGAAAACTCAAAACTCGGCTGGAAAGTTTGTAACCAAGCAGGATCGGGTAGACGATTACATTATTTCTCTTGGCTCAAAGTCTAGTACCGATTTTCAATCTCCTGAAAAGGTGACACAGACCGTTCCGGCGGGAACAGTGTTCGGATCGGGTGTTTCCTTTGGCTACAGTTTCACGGTTACCGGAAATGTGCTTGATGTGAGTGGTTCTACCCTCACGGTGCGACTCACATCAGACGCAAACTTTATTACTGGTATTTCCCTGAGCGGAGCGGTTTCAGGAGCAACCGGCACAGTTTCTGCTGTTTCTCCCCGAAACGGCGAGTATGTGTGGGTAAGCAAAACCACCACCACAGGGCAAGCCGCTATAGCAGATAATGGTGCTGGTGTTCAAAAGCAGTACAAGATTTACGAAGTGGGAAGTCCATATTTTGATTTGAGTGCTGCCCCGTCTTACTCGGGACTCCATGCTCTGCAACTGTCTACTAGCGTGGGTTCGCTAGTGGGTGCAATGGACTCTACGAGTGCTGCATTGACTCAAAACTCGTTCTCTAGCGGTGACACGGTATACCAAGGCTCCACTGCTTCGTACACGCAGTACGCCAGTGGCAAGGTTTACTATTGGGATTTCGTGAACAGCGCATATGGAACGCTGTATCTCACTGATGTGGTGGGATCCTTCAAGAGCGTTGCGGTGGACGGCATCACAGGCTCCACGCTTGGCGCGTTTATTGTTGCTGATGTCACGCTGCCAGAGATTGATCGCACCTCCGGAGAGGTGTTATACATAGACAATGTACGCCCCATACAGCGAAATATGGGTCAAAAAGAAGAATTCCGCCTAAGACTTGGTTTCTAAGAGGGACACATGGCATACGACCCAAGCATTTTTAACATCAACCCGTATTACGATGATTTTTCTGCTGATAAGGGGTTTTTGCGTGTCCTATTCAAGCCAGGCTATGCCGTACAGGCTCGTGAACTAACACAGATTCAGAGCATTCTGCAAGACCAGTTGTCCACGGTTGGAAACTATCTGTTCAAGGACGGTTCTCGTATTGTGGGTGGCGGGATGAGCGTCCGTAATTCCTCGTATATCATGGTGGATGTGGGAACGGGTAGCGAACTGAGTACTCTTACGGTGGATCAGTATTCAAATTTGGTTGGTGGAATGCTGTCATACAATGACGGCTTTACAAATGTTCAAGCCAAGGTAGTGCATTATCTGGCACCAGAAAATGATGGAAACCTAATACTGATAGTTGATTTTATTTCGGGAAGCGCGTTTCCTACAAACTCTTGCACCTTTACCAAAGATACGGTTACATACTCGCTTACTCTAGTGTCTGCTAGCACTGTGGGCTATCCAACAACAGGAGACTGCAAACTCGTAACAGTTTCTGACGGACTGTTTTATGTTGACGGGTTTTTTGTTCGTACCGAAACACAGCAGTTTGCTCCGTATCGCGTTCTTGATACCACAACTGTCGCATCATATCGTGATTTGAATTTCTCATCATTCACGAATCTGTCCAAGAAGATTGGATTCGCAGTGAACCGCGATTTCGTGATAGAGCGGCAAGACTCCACCCTGCGCGATCCTGCGATTGGTTCTTACAACTACAACGCACCGGGTGCAGACCGTTACAGCATCGGTCTTGTGCTTGCTCAGTCTGACTTGGACGAAACACTAGACGATTTTGTGGAACTGCTGCGCTTTGAGAACGGCAAGATCACCAAGAAGATTGACCGTATCACATACGGTGAAATCCAAAAAGCACTGGCTCTGCGAACATATGACGAATCAGGTTCATATACCGTTCGTCCGTTTGATCTTACGGTGAAGCCATATGACACCACCAATCACCTGCTGTCTGTGGGTGAAGGCAAAGCGTATGTGCTTGGTTACGATGTGGAAAATCAGTATCCACAGGGGCTGCAACTACCCAAGGCGCAAACCACAAGCGACACCGTTTCCACTACATTCCCGTTTAGCACGGGTTTGTATATGGGTGTCTCTATGGGTGGCACTGCGTCATCCGGAACCACCTTTGCCGCAAATTTGCCTACCATCAGTTCTGGTTCTGCGTATGTGGATATCCGAAATGCTGCAAACATAACTGTTGCTACCGGACTGGTTCACGGAGCATTTCCAACCAATCTTGAGCGATCAGGAACTTCTGGAAAAACGGGATATTACTACCGACTGTATCTGTACGGGGTAAGCGGTTCTGTTGTAAGCGGAAGAACGGGATTCATCTATCAGCACGGAACTCCTGTGGGAAGAACCCTGTGGGGCACATTCACTCCACAGGTAAACACCGGATTCACACTAGCGGGAACCGATGACTCTTCTCTGCTGTACGAACTCAAGCCTGGATATGCGATTAAGGATGTGTCAACACTCGCGGTTCGCGGTAGAATTGTTGGCACTTATATAGATCCAACAAATCCAAACACTACCACAACCATATACACCATCAAAAAGGACAATTTTGCTTCAACAATTGGTTCAAGTAATACTGGTATGTTTTCGTTTGAGAACTACGGATCCACTCCAAATTCTTCTGCTGAAATTTCCAAGATAGCGTTCACCAATGTGGACAACATTGCGTTTGCTCCTGCTCCTTCAAACAGTGTTGTGTCAACAAATGCAAATGGAGAAATTGTGTTGACCGTGACCGGTGCGCCAGCAGGATTCACCGCACAGGCTGTTCGTCCTATTGTGCCGATTGTGTATTCTCCCACGATTTCTAGCACTTCAACCTATAGAACAAAGACATCTACCCCAACCTCAGCCGCTATAAGCACTGGTGTTTATTCCACAGACGGTAATGGTCGTAAGTATTTTACATTACCCAATATTGATGTTTACTCAATCTCGGGAGTGAGTCTTGCCGCCACTCCCTTTACTGATGTCACATCTCACTTTGAACTGGATGACGGGCAGCGCGAAACACATTACGATAACTCTCGTTTGTATGTGAAAGAGGCATTTGCAGGTGAATCTATTTACACGGGCACAAACATCGGACTAACAGTTAGGTATTCGTACTTTGCCCACGGTGGGTTGGCTGCTGCTCCATTCATTGGGCGGCATTCGTATCTGAATCTGCCGTATGAACAGATTCCGCTGTACACCAGTCCACGAACCGGCAAGACGGTTTCGCTTGCAAACTGCTTGGACTTCCGCCACAGTGGACTGACCTCTTCCACGGAAATGATCAAGCCGTATGGTGTTTACGAAGGCTTAGTAAATACTGCTGTAACATACAATCACTATTTGCCACGCACAGACAAACTGTGTGTGAAAGCCGATCCCGAAGACGGTTCAGCACTGTTCTTTATTGTGCAGGGAACACCTGATCTTGCGCCAATGGCTCCACCTGATCCAGCAGATGCTCTTGTGCTTGCCACGCTTACTGTGCCTGCGTACACTCACAACGCCACCGATGTTGTGGTTACACCCGTGGACATCAAGCGGTTCACGATGGCAGACATCGGCAAGATTCAGAAGCGCGTGGACGAAGTTGAGGTGTTTGCAAAACTGTCCCTGTCGGAATCCGAGATTGAAGCACGATCCCTGCGTGGAACCTGTGCAGCAGCAGAACCCCTGAAGACATCCATCTTCTCTGATGAATTCTATGGGCACTCCATTTCGGATGTCACAGATTCGCAGAACTCCTGCTCTATTGACTACGAGCGCGGTGAACTGCGTCCGTTCTTTACCACAGCAAACATCACGCTGCCCACAGGTATCACAACCAACACGGTTGTGTCTACCGATGGGCTGTTGACCCTTGGATACACTACGGTTCCACATATTCAGAACACGCAGTACACTCCACCCACCAAGGTAAAGATCAACCCGTCTAATACCGTGAACTGGCTTGGATTTATGAAACTGTCGCCATCGGTGGATCCGTATTACGATACCGGCTATCGACCCGCGGTAAAAACCAATGCCCTGATGGAAAACGACAACTGGCTGTCTTCCAATGCTAACGATGATCGTGGCTTTGGAACACAATGGAACGATTGGGAAAGCCTATGGACAGGAATTGAACAGGTTGAAGAAGAGCAGGACGACATTCAGAAGCGCATGGTAGAACTACCCCATGTGAGTTCTGTTTCGGCTGTTCCGTCTTTCAACTCTGGCAGCGTTCGGGTTGGTGTGAACCGCAAGGTGGAAAGCATTGACCAAAAGAACAGCAACTACATTACCGCTCGTCAACTCAAGAACCGCATCAAGCACCGTATTGGTTCTCGTGTGGTGGATCGCAGCGTGGTGCCGTATATTCCGCTCAAAACCGTAACGGCAACTGTCAACGGACTCAAGCCCAATGCCACAGGATTGTCTGTGTACTTTGATGGAGAAGTGGTCAAGAGTGGCATAAGCACCGATGCCTACGGATCTTGCACCGTGTCTTTTGGAATTTCTGCTGGTGCATTCTTGGCAGGACAGCGCACGGTTCGTATATCCGACAGTGCGGTAACCGCCAACTCTACCATTGCTGCTGAAGCCACTTACTACTGCACGGGTTTGATTGAGCAGCGTGTGGCTGGCTCGTACTCCACCCGTCCACCGGAACTGCGCCGCCAGACTCCTGCCAGCGAATCCGTGGCTAAGGATCCATTCAACCGTGACATTGATTCGGTGGAAAACACCCACTGGAGCGATCCGCTTTCACAGACCTTCTTCGTGGACAAGAAGACTAATTCTGATGGAATATTTGTGAACAGCGTGAATCTGTATTTCTCGGGCAAGGATTCTGTTCTGCCTGTGACTGTGCAGATTCGTCCCACGGTTTCAGGATATCCTTCTCCGTCTGTGGTGCTGCCGTTCAGCACTGTTACCAAACTGCCTGCTGCGGTGAACGCAAACGCAACGGCTCCCACAGCAACAGGCTTTACATTTAGCAGCCCTGTGTATCTTGAGCCAGGCGAGTACTCGCTGTGTGTGCTTGCAAACAGCGATGACTACGAGTTGTTTGCTGCTGACGCATCAGTGAACTCCACCCAGACCTCTGGTTCCGATGCAGGTCGTGCAGGCAACAACCAATTGGTGGGAACGCTGTTTACTACTCAAGGTATTGGTCCTGCTGTTGCCAATACAGGGATTGATCTCATGTTCGCCCTGAACCGTTGCGAATTCAGCAGTTCAACAGGAACATTGGTGTACTCCTCTGTTCCAAACTGCACCAATTCTCAGGTAATCAAACTGTACGCACCTGAACTGTTGCCTTCGTCTTGCGCCGTGTCTCGCACTCTTGGGTCGGTGGCATTCAAAAACAACGAGTCGGTATATTTGAATACTCTGTACACCACTGCGCCAGTACTCACTTATTCGCTCACGCGAGGCGCAGACACCACGGTTTCTCCTGTGGTGGACACTGCGGCTCTGTATGGAACGAGTGTAAAGATGTTCGCTGTCCCCAACACACCC